AAAGTAACGTACTTTGCAAATTCGTTTAAGTATTTGTTTGTATTTTTGCTATCTAACATATTGTCATATCGTTTCTAACTAATACATCAAATGTTAAAGCCCAACCTGCTAAATCATTTTCAAACCTTTCTGTAAATGGTTCAAAGTTTGGGCTTCCTGTTAATTCCCAAAAATCACTACGTAAATCACCACGATTTAACCTATCCATTACCCTAACCCCTAACTGCATTTGAGTATTCCAAACATCTACTTTATTGCTTTCATCTTTTTGGTTAAGTATATCCATTAAAAGTATAGTAATATTAAACTGAATTACATTACCCTGATGCGTTGCATTATTTACCATTATATGTGATAAAGGGAATAATGTACGTTTAGCTAAATCAACTCCGAATATATCACCCTCTGTAACTGTGTTTACAAAAGGCTCATCAAGTAAAGCTTCTTTAATTTTATTTATAATACTATATACCATTACGTTTTAAATTTTTAATTTCTATTTCTGTTTTTTCTTTTTCAAACATTAACCAAGTCATTAATTGAGTGATGGGAAGTTTGGTAATTGCATCAAATCGTAAAATGTTGCCTTGTGCTGCTCCGTAAATTGATTGATACCAACCCCATTTTCTTCCAAAAGCTTCTTCACTACTTCCGATTGTTCCGCTTCGCTGTGTATAAAGTCCATCAAACCGTTCACGCAATCGTTCGTTAAAGTCGAAAAAAAAACCAAGCAACCTAAAACAACATCTAAAGGCATATATTGTAAAAACTCTGCATATACTTCTGATGATTTATATTCTTCTATTGTATATAAATCCTTAACTTTTGTTTTTATTGGTCTAAAAAGCACCGCCATTGCTTTATGATAAGTTGATACATCAGTTAAATAGTTTTCTAAATCTATGTATTCTCCTGAAGTCATATCTTCTAACTTTGGTATAAACCCAAATTCGTAAGCACCCAGCTTAAAAGTATTTATTAATTTAGGTTTTTGATTAATTAAACTGTTTAAATGATTTAACAATTCATTTGTATCAGCTAAACGAATACGAGCTACATCTTTTAAATCTATATTGCAAAATATTTCAATAGTTTTCTGATTAACAAATTCACTCGCTTCATTATTATTAATTAGCTTATCAAACTTTTGGTATTGATAAAGCGTAATTTCGTTTAGTGTTTCTGGTATTTTAATATCTATTTTCATATGCGTTTATTTAAAAACATTAAAGTTGGTTTTTTGTATAAAGTAAAAAGCAACCTATTAAGATTGCTTTTGTTTAATTAATTAATTTTATGGTAAAGTAATTTTTCTTTATTGTACATAGCTTCAAATATTTCATCAAAAGAAAACTTTTGTAATATAATATTCATAGCATCATCTTCGTACTCATACATTTTAATTACTTTATCTTCTACTGTTTTTTCAATTAATATTCTTGGTCTTGGGTTTATTAAAGTAACAGGTTTATAAACTTCGTGTAAACCTACAGCAATTTTTAAATCACCTTTAATATAAATGTAACCTAAATTAACCATAGTAGATATTATATGTGCTTTAGGTTTATAGTATTCACCTTTTTTGGCATCCCATCCAAATTTTTCAAAACCCTTTTCTATTAAATAATTTTCAAATGCTATCATAATTGGTTTGTTGATATTTTATACAAATGTATTAATTTTTTTATTTCTCCCACATTACGTGGCAAATTTATTTTAACATCTTTACCTGTTTTTTTAAAAATGTAAACTTCTACAACGTAAATCATTTCTCCATACGTTGGTTGGTTAGTAGACATAATAACTTCCTTTGTTTGGGTTATCTAAATGAAAAGTAACATTGTAACGTATTGCATCTATAGCGTGGTTAAAATCATCTATATACAATTTACTACCTTTGTTGAGGTATGCATAATTGTTTAATTCCTTTGCAATATTGCTGCTGTCGTTATCAACTATAATATCATAATCTAACATCATAGTAATACCACTTTCAATAGTACCTTTTTTAATTGGTTCTATATTTAAACCTTTATGCCTTAAATCTACTATTAACCTATTTTCTGCACTATCAGCTATTATTAATTTATTAGTTGCTTTATCTGTACATATCTTTGCCAATTCTTCCATACGTAAACCATTTTGGTATAAATGCTCTTTAACGTAAATCTTTTTATGGTCTTTGTCTATTGCAACTTCAATAAGTGTATCAGGGTCAATACTGAAACCAAAATCTAAACCAAATGAAGTTGGTAAATTGTTTGGGTTAAACGTTCCAAACTGCCAATTAGTAAATACTACTCCCTCTGCTTTATCTAACCACGCCCCCATTATTTGATGATTATACTTTTGACTTCTGCGAGTTTTCATATCCTCAACTTGAAGTATAAAAGATTTAGAAAGGTTTGCGTAATTATCTAAATAAGTTGTATGTATGTAAGTAATATCATCTTTAATTAAATTGCTACCATCAGCAACGCCTTTACTTTCAAAAAAACGTTTGTAAATAAAATGCTCTTTTGTTGCAGGGTTTAAAACTAATATAACCCTATTCTGTACATTCTTTGCACGTATAGAAAAATCTATTTTATCAAAAGTATCTTCATCGTTTAATTCTTCTGCTTCATCTAATACCCAAGTAGTAACACCAGCTAAAGATTTTAAATTTGCTGTTTGTGTTCCGCTACTTGTTTTAATACCTTTAAATAAGATTTTAGAACCTGTTTTAATATTTACTATTTCATCTTTAGTAATATAAAAATCGTGGCTTAAATTAGCTGTTTCTATTTTATCTATAAATTCAGGTATAATTGAAACGTGTGCAGAAGTTAAAGTATAACGAGTAAATAGTATTACGTGTCCTACTTCATAAGTAAGAAGTAATAAAAACGAATTAAGGGAGTAAGATTTTCCCGAACCCCTACCCCCTGTAATTACAAAGTATCTACTATCAGACCCGAGTAGATTATATTTTTCATTAAGATTTATCACCAATTTTAAATATATCCTTAATATTAAAATCGTTTATGTTATGTGTTGTTTCTACTGTTTCTTTTGGTTTACCAAATATATGCTCTGCTATAAATATCTGCCCACGTTGGCTATCCATTAAAGTATTTTTAACAAAAGTCTTTTTAGCTTCATCATCAGTTTCAGTATTGTATAATTCCTTTAAAGCGTTTACAAATAAAGTATTTACTTTTTGTTCATCTACTTTTGGTTTACGCCCTGCAGTTTTATGCCCACCGTTATTTTTTCTTTTATCTTCCATAATTAAAAAAGTAATTATTATTAATTATACACTTTCATTATAAACACGTCTTATATCGGATATATACCCTCTCCAGCAATCTGTACAACTTGTATCAGCTATAGTAACGTTAAAGATATTTTTATAAATTGATTTTAATTCGTTTTGTACTTTAATAGTAATTGTTTCTGGGTTGCGTTCAAAAAAGCTATTAAGGTACTGCATATCAATTTCATTAATACACTCTACTTTTTTATGGTATGGTATTAAGTTATTTAACTTTTCTTTGCGTGCATCACATCCGCAATCAATACCTGTTACTTCGCTTATTTTTTCTACTACTGCTTTAATACCTGTAGCTGTGGTTATTTGTTCTATTGTATCACCTAACCCTTTTGCTTTTCTACCTCGTGCCATATTGTTTAATAATTTTGATATTTAATAAATTCTAAAAGATTTTCCATTGTTTCAAAAACATAAGGCAAAGGTCTTATTGTTCCTAATGCATAATCTTGGTTTACATAAACTAACCAACCATTTACAGCAGGTTCAATTACTAATCTATTTACTTTTTGTTCCATATTGTTTAATTATTTTTTTATAATATAATTTATCTTGTTTTGTTATTGTATAATTTCCTTTCCTTGCAGTATTTAATGTATTTGAAACCATAAAAATTAATTCGCTATCATTATCAATAGGTTTGTCTTTTATTTCAAATTTGCTTAAAGAATTAAAATCTATATAATTATAGTAATCTATTAAACCATAAATATATTTTATAAAATTTTCATAATTCATAATACTATTTTAAATTATTATAATCTTCCTGGAACAATTCTTTTAACTTTTTTTTGTGTGCTTTTAGTGAATGGAATATAGATACAAAACTTATACCTGTTTCTTTGGCTAATTTACGCATAGATAAATCAGTATCTCTATAAATAGTAAATAGCTTTTTATCGTACATATCCCAGCTGTTTACTTCTGCTTCGCACTTGCTTCTAAACTTATGCCATTCTATTGCGTGTTCTTCATCAAAATCAGGTTCTATTGCTTGGTCTACAAAATCTACAATAGTAAATTTATTATAAAATTGTGTTATGTAAACACTACGTATAACAATAAAAATATAACTTTTGTTTAAATTACCGTTTATAAAGCATTTATCTTCATTTGAATATAGATGCAGCTTAATATAAGTTTCTTGCACTATATCCTCATAGTTTACTTTATCAAATATCTTTGCGTATTCGATTAATTGCTTGTGGTGTTTGTATAACTTTTCTAACATTACACAAATGTTACAAAAACATTTTATATTATTAAAACATCATTGTAACATATTTGTATAAAGTTATTAACTATTCTTCTATTACTTCTGCTTCTGTAAATTGTTCTAAACAACTACTGCATAAATCACTCCAAATGTAATGCCTTTCTGCACCACAACAATTACTATACCCTGTCATATCTTATTTGTTTTTAATTTCTCCAATACCAATTACCAAATAAATGTTTTCTATTTTCAGGTCTAAAATCAATAGCGTTCCAAGCTACCCACCATTTTTCTAATTTCCAAATATAAAATTCTCTTTCGTTTACTATCATATCTTATTTATTTTTAAAGAATAAAAAATAATATTGTAAAAAATACTACCCAATAAACTGTAATTAATAATACATCTGATAATTTTAATTCTGCTTTCATAATTTTTTTGTTTTAATTGTTAATAATTGTTTGGCAAATATATAAATACTTTTTTAA